GTCTGCGAGGCCGCAGTGCGGGGCGACGATGTGGACTACCTCTTGAGTACGGAGTTCCGCACGCGGGACAAAGACATCTGGCAGATGCTTGAAGAAGAAATGAACGATTAAAGGAGGTGACAATATGGCTACGAAGGAAGCAGAAGTTGATAACGCTGATGATCTGATGGTCGAAAAGCTGGGCCGGACTAAGAGGTCGCATGTGAACATGCTCATCTATGGCCGGTCGGGCGCCGGTAAGACCTACCGGGCAGCTACAGCACCGAACCCCTACATCATGGCTTGCGATCCCAGGGGGCACGACTCGATTCCCTTCGAGATTCCCGGCAAGGTGGTCCGTAGCCTGCAGGACATCGTGGATGTTATCGAGTGGTTCGAGTCCGGGCAGCACAAGGCTCACGGTATCGAGACCCTCATCGTAGACGGCCTCAACTTCGTCTACGATATGTTTCTTCAGGAGACGGGGGAGTACATGGTAACTGCGATGGGAGCCAAGGACCCGGACCTCATGCCCATTGGGGGCCAGATGAAGATTCTGCGCTCCTACAAGCGGCTGCTTGCCCGGCTGGTGAACCTCACCCAGCTGGAGCCGGCAGGGAATAGGGTGCACGTCATCTTCACCTGCTTAGACGAGCACCTGAAGGATGCTGAAGAAGCACCCTTCGAGATCCAGCCGATGTTTGGGTCCAAAACCATGAACCGCTCGTTCCCGGCGTTGTTCTCGGTCATCGCCTATATAGCTCCTGTAGGCGAAGACGAGGATGGCAACCCCACTACCGAGCGCAGGATGCTGTTTACCGAATACCGGGGCATCCTGGCTCGCGACAGGCTGGGAATCTTCCCGTTGATGGGAGAAGCCCCTAACCTGAGTGAGTACCTGAAGTAGGGCCCAAGGAGGCCCAGAAGCTCAATTAGGCGGAGCAGTCGGCTGCAGACCGAAAGGCTGCGGGTTCAAGTCCCGCCTGGGCCTCCAGCTTACTAATAAACCAAGAGGTGATTTAAGTGAAATTTGATTTAACTAACGTATCCGACCGGGGGTTTGTTATCCTTCCCCCAGATCGGTATGCCGTGGTCACTACTGATGAGTGGTGGGTGCGTGAGAAAGAGGAAACCGGCAACGTAGTAGTGGACGTAGACGTGGTGATCACAGCGGGCAAGTTTGCAGGAGAGACTACCCGTTACTTCCACACTATTACCAACGACGACCAGACTCTTGGCTTCCTGCTGCAGTTCCTGCGGCGTATCGGGGTAATCCGTGATGGGGACCGGGACGCCAAGGGCAGGCTCACGGTTGAGTTTGACTGTGGCAAGCCCGAGGAGAAGGACAGCAAAGGCCGGACCAGGATCAAGTCAATCCTGATCAACGGCGAGCCCCGCCCTGTAGTGGGTTACAAGGCTATTGCGGTAGTTGCTGAGCGCCTGGACGAGGCTACCGGGGAGAAGCGCACCTACATCTCGGGCTTTGAGCCTGTAGAGCAGGAGCCGCCCGCAGGCGGCGGCAGTCGTAGCCAGAGAGCTTCTTCCACTGAGGGCAAGAAACCCTACTGGCCCTTATAGAGAGGAGGGTTGTGCGGCTGTGGGTCGTTAAGGCCCACAGCCGCCTCTAACTATGATAGATTGGAGTGAGTTCTTACGTAGAGTGTGGGGCGACGCCACCGGCTGGGCTTTTATAGCCTACGCCGGTGGGGGTCAGTTTAAGCACAGGGCATACAAGTACCCGGACCAGTTAGGACTTCTGGTAAACGACGCTGAGGAACTCAGCAGGTGGGCCAACGTTTACTTTTGCCCTCATCTGTTCCAGACCAATGCTGGCAGGATGAAGGAGAACGCCCTGGGAGGCAGGGCGTTATGGGTGGACAAGGACGGCCCCTTCGAGGAGCTGGAACCCAGGCCCACTATCTGCTGGCAGACCTCAGAGGGCAGGCACCAGGCCCTGTGGCTGCTTGACGGGGACGCACCCCCGGACGTATTAGAGCAAGCCTCAAAGTATATGACCTACAGCACCAAGTCCGACAAGGGTGGGTGGCACCTGGGAAAGGTGATCCGCTTTCCATGCAGCTTTAATTATAAGTATGCCCCACCGCAGCAGGGATTACTCCTGTGGGATGACGGTCCTGTCTACTCGCTTGAGGACCTGGCGCCCAAGGAGCAGGTGCAGCTCGAGGAAGCTATTGCCAAGGCAGCCGAACACCAGGCTCCCAGAATGCCCAGGAAACTGCCCTCAGTGACGGAGGCGCTCATAGCCTTTGGGCAGAGGATTCCCACAAGCGCCTGGGAGCTACTTAACGCTACTCCTACCCGGGAGCAAGACTGGTCAGAGAACCTGTGGAAGCTGGAGAGGCTTCTTCTGGAAGCAGGAATCCCCCTCGAGCATACTTTCGTTGTGGTAAGAGAGTCTCCCTGGAACAAATATAAGCGAGACGGCAGACCAGACGAGCACCTCTGGCAGGAAGTATTCAAGGCCAGCCTGGAGGAGGGGCCTTTGCGCGACCGCCCGGAGGACTTGCCTTGGGTTACGTTAAGCGAACTTATTGTTTACTCGGAGAGGCCGGAATGGCTGGTCGAAGGTATGTGGATGGACAAGAACGTGGGCTGGATTGCCGGCATGGGGAAGAGTTACAAGTCTGTTCTCTCTACGGATCTCGCCCTGTCCGTGGCTTCAGGGGTGCCTTTCCTCGGCAAGTATGAGGTAAAGAAGCCGGGGCCGGTACTCCTGGTTCAGGAAGAGGACCCGCTATGGCGCGTGGCCCACAGGGTTCAGGTTATGTGCCAGCAGAAGGGTATCCGGATGAACCGCATGTCCGGCAGGGAAGGTGCCTTTGTCATAGAGAGCGATTTAAACCATGCTCCCCTTTATGCATCCGTAGGCGGGGGGTTTCTTTTCAAAGACGAACGTACCCTGGAGTCTCTGGAGAGGGCCATCGACCGTTACCGCCCCCAGCTTGTGGTGATAGACCCCCTGTTCATGGTAGCGGCGGGTATAGACGAATACAAGGCAGGCGAGATGGTCGAGCCTCTGAACATGGTAAAGCGCTGGCGCAATATCTACGGTTCTGCCTTTGCCATAGTTCACCACTACAGGAAGGGAACTGGCTCTGGCAGGGAGAGGTTATACGGTTCGATGGCTCTTTACTCCTGGTCGGAGAACAGCCTTTTTATAAGCCGGCTTGGCGGGGAGTCATCCACTGTCCTTATCGAGAGAGACATAAAAGATGCTCTTGTGGACGACCCGGTGTCGGTGGAGTTCTTCGATATAGACGAGGTGTATGACTACCGGGTATTCGAGCCCGAGACAGAGATTATCCGGGGCCCGGCGGAGATCCGGATAGTGGAAGCGATTCGCGACGTAGGCTTGGGCAACTATGTCGACCGGCAGAGCCTTGCTAAGAGGACGGGCCTTACCACCAAGACTGTAAGTAAGATAGTTCACAAGCTTAAGCTACAGGGGCAGGTGCTCGTCTCTGAGGAGGGCCGGGGCGGCAAGCTGGTCATACGCCCCCTGCCTGCCTTGTATGAAGCCAAGGACATAACGGAGGTGATCCTGTGAGCGAGCCTCTGTGCGACAAGTGCACCCTGGGAGGGGCCAGAGTTCCTGGAGAAGGCTGCATGAACAACCCTCTGATAGCGTTCGTGGGCGAAGCTCCGGGCTACCACGAGACCCAGGAGGGCAGGCCGTTTGTAGGTATGGCCGGCAAGGTCATCCGTGGTGTCATACAGCGTGTAGGTATACCACAGGATAAGGTATACTTCACCAACGTGTGCCTGTGCAGGCCGCCAGAGAACAGGAACCCCTCTGCGGAAGAGATAAAGTGCTGTTGGCCCAGGCTTGAAGGGGAGCTTTTAAGAGTAAACCCTAAGATTATCGTAACCCTGGGGGCCGTGCCGGGTAGGGTACTTCTCCCAGGGTATACTCTGGGGGACCACAGGGGGAGAATTACAAGCACCATCCTGGGTATACCGGGGCTGCTTACATATCATCCTGCAGCTGCTCTGTACCCAAAGGGTTCGACAATATTCCCTTATATCCTGCGTGATGTAGAAAAAGTTTGGCGGCACCTTAACGGGGTTTCTCCGTCCCCAGAGCTGAGCAACCCCGATACCGAGGTGGTTGTCATTTCCTCTACGGAGGACATGGAGTATCTCGTTCAGAGGCTTAATGAATTTCCAGAGAGGACTCTGATTTCTTTTGACTGGGAGACCACGGGCACCAAGCCTCACCGGGATGTAGGATTCTGTTTAGGCATTAGCTGGAAGCCCGGCACCGCTGTAGTAATACCGGACAAGTTTATCAGGATCTTTGCGCCGCAACTGTCCGAAGCTTTGAAGAGACACGAGCTGACTGGTTTTAACTGCACTATGTTCGACTCTAAGTTCAACGCCAAGCTCGGGCTTCCAGACTACATTAGCCACGACGCAATGCTCATGCACTACGCCCTGGACGAGAGGCCGCAGAAGAGAAGCCTCGAGAATGTTACTGTAGACGAGCTTGATGCACACCCCTATGAGACGGAGATGCTTGCCAAGTACAAGTGCTCCAAGGACGAGATGCTTGAAAAAGTTCCTCACGAGGTAGTGCATGTATACTGTGGCAGGGACGCCGACTGGTCCTTGAGACTGACCCTGCTTCTCAAGGAGCGGTTGGACGAGACGCCCACAGTATACAGTATGTATAGATCCCTGCTTATGCCTGCAGCCAGGGCCTTTGCCGAGATTCAGGAGCACGGGGTGTGGGTGGACCGCAAGCGGCTTGAGGAGGTAACTGAGGAATACCGGACGGGTGTGGAGGATCTTGAGGACTCCCTCGGGCAGCTAACCGGCAAGGACGATTTCAACCCAAGGTCGTCCAAGCAGGTTCAGGAGTTCCTGTGGGACGAGCTGAAGCTCGAGGAGCCGGCAATATATGGCAGGAAGCCGCGTTCCGCAGACGCAAAGACACTCGAGACATTGCTTGAGGCGCACCCAGACGATCCGTTCCTCGTGGGCCTGAGGGACTACCGAAAAGCTTACACCCTTTACAGCAGATACCTGCGCGATATGCCGGACTACATAGACCCGGACGGTAGAGTCAGAGCTAAGTATCACCTGGACCGCACTGAAACTGGTAGGCTCTCCACCACAGACCCGGCGATACACCAGACTCCACGAGAGGGCAAGATAAGGTCAATCTTCGGGGCGCCTCCTGGGTTTGTGCTACTACAGGCCGACTACAGTCAGGTGGAAATGAGGATGGCTGCTCACTGCGCGGGGGACAAGGAGCTCGCTAGGATATTTCAGGAACTCGAGGAGAAGGGCGCAGACATTCACACCTACATGGCTTCGATGGCTTTCCGGGTTCCTCTGGGTGATGTCACAAAAGACCAGCGGCAGGCCGCCAAGGTATTTAACTTCGGGCTACTGTATGGTATGTCCCTGGCAGGCCTGGCATCAAGGCTCGGCATAAGCACTACCGAGGCGGCGGGCGTTATGAAGAGGTTTAGACAAATTATTCCAGGAGTTATCCACTGGATGGAGCATGTGATCGAGCGTCAGGTCAGAGAAAAGGGTTATGTGGAAACTATTTTTGGACGTAGAAGAAGGTTCCCTCTTCTTACAGACCAGAACTTATCCGAGATCAGACGAGAGGCAGTTAATACCCCCATCCAATCGGCGTCCTCTGACCTGACGCTCACCAAAGTTATAGAGCTGCACGGTATCTTCAAGAGGTATTACCCCGAGGTGAGGATTGTTATCATGGTCCACGACGAGATAGACATAGAGTGCCCCGAGCCCCTGGTGCCACAGGTTGCTCCTTTGGTAAAGAAGGTCATGGAGACACCGCCGTTCGAGACGAGTGTGCCCTTCCCTGTGGAGGTGGTAGTGGGAACCCACTGGGGCGAGGGAGAAATTTATGGGGGTTGAGGAGGTGGTGAAACTTAAGGTGCTGGGTAACGCAGTTGTCCCGGCGCAGGCTTATCCGATGTTTAGGGCAATTATGGAGATTGAGATAAAGGAGGCAGGGTAAAAATGGCCATGTCTGAACAACAAAAAACCATTATTGACGCGATATTGGCTGAAAGAGAGAGGCAAGACAAAAAGTGGGGTGAGCAAAACCATGTACCGCCTATTTGGTTAGGTATCCTTGGTGAGGAGTTTGGGGAGCTTTGCCAAGCGGTCAACGAGACTGGTTTCAATTACGGAACAGAGTTAGGCGGCTATGAGAACATGAAAAGAGAGGCTATCCAGGTAGCAGCAGTAGCAATTGGTTTTCTTGAATGCCTGGAAAGAAATCGCGA